ATAATATGATGCCAAATTCAGGAGTTGAACTAACAGGAATTATGAAATGTTCTCAATCTGGATTTACACAATGTTTGGCTATACCCTGCTTGGTATATCACGCTGCTGAATCTCCTACTAATCAAATGTTCGTGACCAGTTCTGAAACTTTGATTAGAAATACAATTAGAGGAAGGTTCGATACGGTTATGGAGGGGAAAACTTTGAAAGGAATTATCAAATCAACTTCGACAAAAAAAGCCAATCAACGAACAGGAGATACCGATTTTAAAAAGGAATACACAGGAGGTAGTTTAATAAATATTACTTACAAGCCTACAAATTTAAGGTTTCACTCGGTTGAGGTTGTGGTTTGTGATGAGTATGATGATGCTCCAAAGATTGATAAAAAGGAGGGTTCCATTTTTGACTTGGTAATGGCCAGAACAAAATCATATGCTGATACTCGAAGATTAGCATTCCTTTCCTCTCCAACTACAAAGGGGATTTCTAACATTGAAGGAGTTTACAATATGGGAGACAAACGGAAATGGAATTGGGAATGTCCTCATTGTAAAACCTATATTCCTATTTTGTGGCGGAT